ATTAGCCATGATTAATGTCCTTTAAATTAAGTTATTCGGTGTCCGAACGTGGACCGCCGAGGCTCACTTTAGACTGACGTTCTGGATTATTGATTCTCATAGACGATCCTGTGTTCGTCTTCAGCAAATCGTTATCAGCCGCTCTAATTTGATCATGAGTTCGTCTGTCATAATATTCTCGACGCTCCGCAGCTGTTTCCTCTGGAATCCTAGCCAATAACATTCCGCCGACGCTGATCACGCCTGCATGTTTGCCATCGTCTTGGACACCAGAATCAAAGTCAGGATGTTCGTCCGCGCGCACCAGTTCATACCCCTCGCGGAGTTTGGCTGCTACATTGCTGCGGTCGTCTGTCCCGCCCGATTCAGCTCTGATCCACCGCTGCTTATAGCCCGGGGGAGGAGGTGGAGCATCTAAACGTGAAGGTGGAGCCCAAGCTTTACGGCGCGCAGTTTTTTCTCGTGAATCACTCTCACGAGTGCTGCGTTTAAGTTTTGGCACATTAGTAGCTTCGGTCATAATCTAATCCTTTACGTGTTTCGCATATTCTTCAAGAGGAACCCCAATTCTTTTTGCAATAGCAACTTGACTGGGTGTCAACCTTACAGTGCGGCGTGCTGAGTTATTAACGCCCGATGATCGGGTTGCAGGAGCCACCGGCTGCACGGAGCGGCGCGTCCTGTTGTTAGTTGGCGTACCTTCAAATTCATTAGGAAAAATATCCTTGATACGGCGATCTATCTCATGATAGTACTCATCCGTAGTAGGGTCAAACCCTTCTTTTTGGACCAGGTCTATATGAATACCCCTAACCGCGTGCGTCATGACGGTGTTTTGCCCAAACCACTCGTTACTTTCAGCCCACTCTTCCGCCTTAATATCAGGCTCTGGCGCACGTTGTGCAGGAGCGGCTTGTTGTGGTTGAGCTGGAGCTGGAGCTGGAGCCTGCGCGCGACGAGCTGTCGTGTCTTGAATTCTCTGCTGTTCCATCATGGCAGAGGTTAGTCGCTGCTGTGCTTCGGTCTCCGTATCAATGTCACCTTCTTCTCTTGCCTTTTTTATAACCTGTTTCAAAGCTAGAGTATGAGAACTAACACGGCCTTGCGCTTCCTGCAGGCGCTCACCATCAGTTTTCTGATAACGCTCTTCCAGGACTTGGTTCTGCTGCTGGACGTTTTTAGCAAACTCCAATGCCGCTTCTTCGCGTCTTTGTGTCTCTCGCAGGCGCGCCGTGAGCTTATCAATGCGCTTTTTAACTTTACCTGAGTAGTTCTCAAGTTCCTCTGTGTCAGAAGAGCTTGTTTTTTTCTGGGTCTGTTCGACAACTATTTCTTCTTGTTCAGCGACTTTTGCATCAGTGCCGTCCTCGTTCATTTCAATAGTCGTCTCTTCTTGTTCGTCTTCGCCTACGTCAAAATTCATTTCTTGGTTTAGTTCCTGAGTCATAATTAAATCCCTCCTCACATATGTAAAATGTCTTCAGGGTCATTAACTAGCCCTAAAACTTCGTCATCGTTTAACAAACGTATCTCACCGCCATCAATCTGAATTCGAGATCCCGCATACCGTCCGAAAATTACCCAGTCACCTGGATTACACCAAGGACCATGCGGGAACTTTGATTCGTCTGCATACGCCAAAGCGCCTACTTTAAGGACGTAGCCTACGTTGGTAGCCAGTTGGGTTCTTTGACGAGTCTCATCAGCAAGGACGATTCCGCCTTTAGTGGTTTTTGCACCACGATACGGAAGAATAGCTATACGCCAACCCGTAGGGTGAGGAATAAGGTCGAGGATTCTATCGGCTAGGCCTTCGTTGTCGACCTTGCCTTCTTCGGTGTACGCATCATTAAGAGTAGCTTTCTTGGGAGCACTATCTTCCAATAGCTTGTTCTTCTCCCACTTCTCTTCAAGCGGCGTTAATTTCTTTTCAGCTTCCATACGGTTCTCTCTGGTGGTTAAAAGTCTTCTGAATGCTTACCCACTCTCTCTCGGATAATCTGCTCCACAAGCTTAATACCTTCCAGGCGTCCCATCAGGAAACGGTAGCGCTCCATGTCTTTGAGTGTGCCGTTAAGCACAATTGACTCGGAGTCTTCCTGTAACTTTCTAATGTCTTTAAGTACGCTTTCAGCGAATTGCAGCATGGTCGTTTTTTCCATGAGAGCAGGCAGTTAATAGCCACTGCCTGGGGGCTTGCTTAATATATCTTTACCGGCCTATCGCCGTTTCTTTTTAGGCTTTGCTGTGTTCAAGGCTATCGCAATAGCCTGGCGGCGTGGTTTTCCAGCTTTCATCTCAGTTTTCACATTACTGGAGATGGTTTTTTTACTAGAGCCCTTTTTTAAAGGCATCAGATCACCTCATTAGCAGAGTCTTGTTGGCCCACATCCACGCTTGGCTAAACCGCATCCGCGAGATTGAACAGTGCCTTTTTTCCCTGAGCTTTTCTTAACTGCTCCGCCTTTAGCCATGCGGTTCATCTGATTCTTTTCGTAATTCTTTTCGCGGTCTACTCGACTATACTCGTCACGAGCATTTCGACCTTCCGCACCCTTGGCATAGGTCTTAGGCGCAATGCGATAGATTTCATCGTCTAAATTACGTAGTGTTTTCTTGTCACGAGCCATTGAGCCTCTCATGTCTATCTCCTAAAGTTTACTAGGTTGGTTGATTCTTTCACGGGCCACGTCTGCACGCAACTGTGCGATCTCTTGCTGCGACTGGATACGTGCCTCATTGCCCTGTGCATTCTGAGCAATCCTTGCTTGGTCTACCTGAACACCCTGCTCTTTTATAGCAATGTCCGCCTGGTCCTTAGCAGCACGTTGCTGAAGCTCTTGTGCTTTAAGTGCAATGACAGGGTCTTCTCCGCCGGCTTCCCCAGAGAGCTCCGCCTGTGTTGCTTTTAATTCCATCATGTATTCAGCTACTTTCACTGCAACCATCGCCTCGCGTTGCAAAGCGGAAACCATGTTGTCGGGATCAGATCCGTAGTCTGCAAACAATGCAGCCTCCGTATCCTCTTCCGCTTTTAATCTGACATGCTGCAGTACATGCTTTTGTAGCTCTGCTGCGGCAAGTGGATTAGCCTGGATAAGGCCTGATAACCCCATGATCAAGTGAGCTGCAATGTGAGCGTCATGCTGCTGGCCTGCAAAGGCCTTGAGTGACTTACCATCTGCAGCCTCCATGTTTTCACTGGCAGGGTCTGTTGGCGCCTGGTTGACCTGCACCTTTAGAATACCGTCGATATCGCGCACATTCATGGCCTGGTACACCCGATAATAGGCCTCATACATGTTATGCATTTGTGGCGCGCTTTGAGCGAGCTGCAGCTGTGTTTGAGCCAGCGTAATGCGTTGCGCGGCAGAGAACACGTTGGGGTCGGCTACTGGCAGTACAGCGACCATATGGCAAAAATCGGACTTTTTTACACTCCTGGACGCGCCAGGCACATCATATGGGTAATTATCAGGCAAATATGCCCCAAAGCCCTTTGCTAACATCTCAAATTCTTGTGTCTGAGCGTAATAAAGTCGTTTATGGATGGCCGACATGACAATAGAGCCACGCTCAAGCAGCGCCATGGTGGTTCCGACAGCTGCCTGCTGGTTACCATCGCCTACTTGCATATCTGCTGTGCTCGCTAGACGCTTACCGGCCTCCACGGCAAAGCCCATCAGCGTATATAACGTCTGAGAAGGCTCTTTATACGGCAATGGCATCAGTGATGCCGACAATTCAGCGCCGCCAGCGTCAATATCCCGCCACTCACCCGGCTGAATAGGCTGGTCATCGTCAGCAATCCGTGCACCCTTGGCTTTAAAGCCCGCAGGAAGGTTGGATAGCGTGCCCGCGTCAAGAAGTTGACGCAATGCCATGGTGGCAGTCTTAGATAGTCCGCCAATCAAGTGCACAAAGCCTAATCCATAGGCTCCAGGGCCCTCAACTAGGACATAATGGACAAAATACTCACGTCTAAGCTTTAATTCGTCGTCTTCAAGCCAGTTTCTACGCACACCGACGACCGCACCGCTTGCTTCGACAACCGTAACGACGTAGGGAAGCTTTATCCCGGTCTCGTTCTCTTCTTCGTCCCTGTCTTCAAAGCCATAAAGGTTTAAATCAACACAGAACTCTAGCAAAAACACTTCTTCGGGCTCGCCGCCGTCTGAAACGCCTACAACTTTGTCAATTGCCGAACGGATCTGATTGCCACCACTGGGATCTAGCTGTGGCTCGACGTCAATATCAAGATATTCGCCTGCGAAGGCCCGTTTCTTGAACTCATTAGTGTCCATGGCTATGCGCTGAGTAATCCGCGGACACTCAGAGATAACGCTAGAACCGTTATAAGGTATATATAGATCATCAGGAAGGACTAAACGGCTGACCATGCGGCCAAGCTGCTCGTCATAATAGACCTTCTTGAAGGTAGAGCCGCCGTATCCTGTGTAAAACAACAGTTGGTCGAACTCAGGGGTGTATTCTTTCATCACCGTAGTGATCTGGTAGTTCATAAAGTCTTGAACACGAGACGCTTGTTGCGTTTTATCCAGTGTTTCTTTGCCCAGAGTCTGCGTGCGAACAGGGCCACCTGCGGGCATCAACTCTTTAAACGCTTGAGA